TTCACGAACGAACTGGTTGTAGGTCGTCGTGTGGGTCACCTCGTGACCTCCGTAGAACACCGCGAGGTCATCGTGTCTGACCTGCTCATCATCCAGGATCAAGATTCGCATGAGATCACTCCCCACTCGTTCGGACCGATCGTGTAGACGATTCGAGAGACACCGGCGATTCGAAGACGTCGCTCGCAACCTCGACACGGTTTCGCCATCGCCCACGAACCATCACGTCGGGCCACTCGCGCGACCCACACCGTGGAACCGGGGGTCAACTTACGAGCGAGGCGGGTCTCAGCGTGGTGACTCCTCTCGAAGGTCGCCTCCGGTGCCGGAATATTCCTCGATGATACGAAGACACCGTCAGCGCGAAGACCCACAGCTCCGAGGAGGAAGGTTCGAATGTCTTTGCTTCTGATCGCAGCGGCTGCTGCCTCAGCTAACATCTTTTTGTCGGAAGCCATGTTGGTACTCTCAGTATAACCACTCTGAGCTGACCTTTACACTGGTTGACGAGTTGAAAGACAAAGTTGATTGGCAAATTCCAAACAACAAAGTGAATTTACTACATGGAAGACTCACGTACAACTAAAAAAGATCGTAGCTGATAATTAGTGAACATGAACAGTCAACTCGTAACATCAATGAACGGTCTTCAATTCATCGAAAAGTGGGAGGGCTGCGTGCTCACCCCTTACAAGGACGTTGCCGGTCTTCGCACCATCGGTATCGGTTACCTCATCAAGCCCACCGACAACTTCCCAGATGGCGTGGCGATCACCAAGGAGAAGGCGTATGATCTTCTCCGTGAAGAGGTGAAGAAGTGTGAAGACTCAATCAAGAGAAACATGAAAGTCAAGCTCACACAAAACATGTTCGACGCCCTCGTGTCTTTCGGTTTCAACTGCGGCGTTGGAGTATACTCCAACTCGGGCGTGGCTCGCGAGACGAACGCAGGTAACTTCGCTGGTGTTCCTGAGCGTCTCCTAGACTGGTGCAAGGCCACGATCAACGGCAAGAAAGAGATTGTACCAGGACTCTACAATCGTCGCAAGGATGAGGGCGAACTGTTTCTGCGTGGATCAGGAATCAGCCCAGTTTGGTCACCTGAAATGCAGGCCACCATGGCAGCCCTTGGAGTTCCTTGGACGAAGGCCTCGCTCTCTGATGCACAGACGAAGCTCGCCAAGGTTGGTCTCTATAAAGGAAAGATCGACGGCATCTGGGGACCTGGAACGAATGGTGGTCTTACCACTTTCGCAGGTCAAAAAAATATCAAAGTCGGTGACCTCTCCAAGGGAGCTCCACAGGCACTCCTCGACGAGCTCAAGAAGGTTTAAGACTTCTTAGAAGAGTAATTGTCTGCAGCCCAACCGCTTCCTTTCAGGACGAATGAAGTACCTCCTGAGATGAGGCGGTTGTAGCATTCTACCTTGCATTGAGGACAAGGAGCATGTGATTCGTCCTTGATGGACTGAATCGTCTCGAACTCTTTCTCGCAAACTTCACATTTGTAATCGTATGTTGGCATGACTACTACCTATGTGAAACCGGTGGGACTCGAACCCACAGCCGTTAGCTTAAAAGGCTACTACTCTACCATTGAGTTACGGTTCCATGTGGTTACTCATGACCCAATGTTCCTTGATCACTTTCACCTACAAGAAATTAACACGAAGGAACGCGTGTCCAATCCTTCAGGGATTGGAGAGGAAGCTGCGGGATTCGAACCCGCGGTGGCTATTAACCACTTCAGTTTTCAAGACTGACGCCTTAAACCACTCGGCCAAACTTCCAAGGTGAAGTATCTCTACTTCCTAAACTCTAACTTGCCTTCCGCCTCTGCAATGATCATTGCCTCGATGTACTCAAGGTGAGAATCCGCCCCAGGAATCTCGTGCCGTCTCTTCGTGAGGTTCTCTTGAATCTTTAGAATCTCAGGTTTTGAGTTGGGACACTGTACCTTCTCACCCGGTTTCAGGTTATCAAGAGCACGCCGAAGCTCTGGAAGTGGTGTCTCAGCTTTTGTGTCTACGTTATTTACTCTTGGCATGATTTACCTTTTTGCTCCGACTCCTGGGATCGAACCAGGGACCCGAGAGTTACGCACTACTACAATTTTCATTGCTCTTACGATTTGTAGTCCGGACTATCCCATCATCCGTTCTGGATGGACCCATTATAGTCTCTGCACCTTCCCTTTCGGGCTTGGCTCAGGGTTGCCATATCTTTCGATGAAGAGTTCCCTGAAGTTCGGGTCTTTTACATTTCGTATTCCTACGAAACGCTGCCTTTTGACAGCTCTCTGCTCTGCCTACTGAGCTAAGTCGGAATGTGTTTTTGTTTCACGAACTGAATCTACTTCAAGTATTCCAAGTTGTATAAGGTCTTTTCCTTCAAGGATTCTTAATTTTAACGGGAATTGAGACCACTTTGCTTCATCTTTCGGTGTCTTGTAACCTTTTATTTCTACATAAACGCCTTCATCTTCAAGAAAGAAATCTGGGGTATAGTATGAGTCTTTCTCGTTAAACCTGTACTTGAACTTTTCATTCGGTCTTCTCCATTTAATGTGATGATCATCTAAGTACATTGCGTACTTGACCTCCCACATACCATGAAGCTTTATTCCTTTGTATTCATGTGATCTGGATTTTGAAAAAGAAAGATGCCAAGTTCCTTCCTGAACTTTCTTCATAACAGTCTCAGAAAGCCTCTGTCTTGCTTCTAATGATAATTCAGATCCCTTGTTGCTTTCAGAAATTTTCTTCCTTGTCTCTTGGCTTTTTGGATTCATGCGGCATGAAACAAGATGTCCACCGAGTCTAAGAGGTTCAAATCCTCCTTGCCCGCAGTAGCGGCAAATACCATTGTGAGAAGGTCTCCTTCTTCTTGGGCCTCGTCCATCACACCACGCCACATGTCTGTCAAACCCACCAGCATGAATATCAAAGTTGCATTTTGGACAAATTTTATTAGATGGCATAGCAGTATCCTGTACTTAATTATATAGTACAGTGCTTAACCATACCGACTAATTTCATCCCTCTTCATCGAGATGAAATCCGATCTGTTTCTTCGCACCCGGTGACTCTCGAAGCTCATCGATCGCGTGGATCACACCGATAACAGCGGCGCCGAGCTTTAGAAATGCTACAGTCCTCGGCGACTTCAAGACTTCCCAGACCGTCTTCTTCATCTTCGAGAGATCTCTCATGCTGACCATGAAGTGATTGTAACTCTATTGACGAGAAATTTACACTTCAGCTGGTTCAGAAGGCGCTTCTTCAGCTTTGGGAGCAGCTTCTTCAGCAGCGTCTTCCGGAGTGGCGCCCTTCGTCTTAAAACCGATGTACTCGGCCGCGTCTTCGGGACGCATGGGGTCGTTACTGCCCTTGTCACCTGGAGATTTGTACCAGTAACCGAAGATGTCGGTTCCACGTTCGACTTCGTACGGATAAAATCCTTTAACGTCTGTGGGATCGGCAGTTATTGCGGGACCAGCAGGTCCCTCTGCGATAACTTTGCGAATCAGCTTTCGAAGCTCAGAGATACGAATCTTCATGCTTGTCTTCACAATCGCATTCGCCTTCACAGTCGCAACCCATTCCGCCGTGTCCCATCGAGAGGACCTCTTCGTCGCTCACGGGCTCTGCAGATCCTGGATACCAACGACCTGGGACCCATCCCTGCTCAAGGATTGTCTCGCGGATTATTCTTCTTAATTCAGACAGACGTATCTTCATGGCAATTATCCTACACCAGGATGTCCATTGGATCCCGTTATGGGGAGGAAATTCTTGGCCGGTATCGTGGTGAGACCACAGAAAAGCTGATAGTCGACGCGTGTTCCATACGAGCAAGAGACATAGAAGACTGTCGACCTAATGTCGTGGTGGACAGTATCGCCCTGATCCAGGGTGATGTAATTTCCTACAGCTGGATCGAATCCGCGTTCAGTGAAAGCGAGACAAATCTTGTCGGCAGCATTTGCTCCCTTGTTGCTGATGTTGATGAACTTCGTGACGAACGGGAACTCGTGCTTCTGTATCTCACCGTTCGAGATGATCGAAGACGTGAGATATGGGAGTGCAGACACCTGGTATGCAGGTGCAAAATACTCGCCATTAGTAGGATAGTACAAGCTCACGACGATAAATATCAACGAGGTAGAATTATGTCAGGTTTTACATCTCTTGGTAAAAAGTCGGGCGGCGGCGGATCAGGTGGAAGCGCTATTAACGCAAACTCCGTAGGTCCGTTTGGCACTTCTCTTGTTTCAGAAATGTCGGCAACTGCACAGGGGGCGTTTACGTTCGGCCTCAACACTTCGATCTGGTCTGCTACTGTTTCTGGTGCAGTAGCAGATGCTCTCGTCAGCGACGGTGTGGTCACATTAACGAGTGGAAATGAAACTGATAGTTCCTCTACGGTCGGATTGTCCAGAGGAATTCGTTACAGAGCTGGCCAAGGATCGATGGTGCGCCTCACAGCAATCTTTCAGACGCCTGGTCAAGATGACACGTTGCAGATGGCAGGAATGGGAAACAGAGAGTCTGGTTACTTCTTTGCAATGAGCGGAAGCAACTTTGGCATAATGCACCGTGAGAAGTCTTCTCTAGAAGTGAGAAAATTTGCAGTTACTTCAGCACCCGCCGGTGCCGCAACTTTAACGGTCAACCTTGCAGGAAATTCTGTCAGTGTTCCCGTCAACGGTGACTCTTCCACTTCGCAAACTGCATATCAGATTACAGTGTCAGGCAGCTTCAACAACGCAGGTTCGGGGTGGATAGCCGAAGCTCACGGCTCGAACGTGTATTTCGCGTCGTTGATACCCGGCCCGTATAGTGGTACTTTTTCACTGTTGAACGTGGACACACCGATCGCTACGGTAACGACTGAGACTTCCGGAGTTCTGCCTACTCAAACTTTCATTCCACAGACATCATGGAACATCGATCCCATGAATGGAACAGGAGGCTCGAGGTTCACCCTCGACGTGTCGAAGGGAAACGTGTACGGCATAGGTCTCCAGTACCTCGGATACGGAAACGCATTCTTTTCGATCGAAGATCCTGAAACAGGTCTCCTCACACCATGCCACATGATAAGAAACACGAACGCGAGAACAGCACCTGTAGTCAAAGATCCCCACATGACTGCGATGTGGCAGGCGGTAAACAGCGGGTCTCTCGCTCAGAACGTCACCGTGAAAGGCGTGTCAGCTGCAAACTTCGTTGAAGGAAAGATACTTCGCAGCATAGGTCCAAGCTTCTCTGTAAGCTCAGAAAGAACGGGTGGGAACGACGTCGAGAACGTGCTCACACCACTTCTGACGATAAGAGCAAACGTCATTCACAAAGGAAGAGTTTGTTTCAGCGAGATAGATCCGTTCAACCTCGCAGTCGGATCAGACACGGGGAATGCGTCTTCAACGACTCTTCTTTCGGTCTACGTGTATAAGAATGCAAACCTTGGAGGACCGGTCAATTTTACAGAAGTCGATTCGAATAGATCGATTTGTTCTTATGACACGTCAGCTACAAGCATCACTGTGACTTCAAGGACTCAACTCATCAAGTCGATGGTCGTCGCGGCGAATGAAAGTGCCGTGGTCGATCTTATGAATGACGACTTCTACCTGTGTTCAGGTGAAACTCTCACAATTGCAGCCAAATGCAATAAAAATAACTCTTCTGACGTGATCACTTCGTTGTCCTGGTACGAAGACCAGTGACTATTTCATCCTCTGCAACATCTTGTATGCTTCTTTCACAGCATCTAGGTGTGCTGGGAATTTGCTGTTCCCACCAGGCTGAATGGCCTGCTTAAAAGCTTGTGATTCCATGAACACCCTGAATGCCTCGGGAAGAGCTTCTTCCTGTGCAATTTCTGATTCTTCTTTGATCATTTTTGTACCCCTTCTAAGTATTGACCGGCTCGCAATTGTCCAGGTGAACCCAGCCAACCTTCTTGTTTGCCGTCAGAACCTTGCGGTAGAACTCAGGATTGAGGCGCTTCGGGCGCTTCGGGTGAATCGATCCGAGAACGATCATGAGCTCACCCTTTCCAAGCTCGTCAGCCTCATCATCTAGGTTCTCGTCCCACACATGAACGTGGCCGAACTTCGATCGAAGAAGCTCTCCCACACCCGGCAACGTGTTACCGTTCTCCCAGGTCATAATACCCTCAGCATGTGACCTGAACAGCATACGGACAATTCGTGCTCATGCACACACCGCCTGGTTCTTTTCCGCATTGTTTGCACATCGTGACCGGTCGAGTGAAGAGAGTGTCGGGATTTACTAACGGAATCTGAGGGGAGCACGGAGAATTCACCTTATCTCGAAGTGCGCATAGCTTCATCTCCAGATCCTCAATCCGCCTAAGCAGTTCCTTCTTCTTGATCTTCTTCTTATTCTCACCCATGATCACACCTACCATTTCTCAAGAATAATCTATACCACTTCTGGATCACTTGGCACTTCCTGGATCACAGAATAGATGTGCAGTTCGTTGAGTAACTTCTCGATCTTGCCTTCACGGTTGAGGAACACTGAGTACGTGCACGGACCCGAGTAAATTCGTCCTGGAAGCAGGCATGGATCGATGCTTACCATGATCTCTCGAACACCCGTTCTTCGTTGCGTAACGAGCACGAGATCTCCGGGGCGCATGCCCCATAAGTATCACAACTCCTCGTGAGGGATCACACGAAAACTCCACAGATGATATCCATCGCGAATTCGCCCCTCACGATCCACGAATACACCATGGTCCCGCATCCCCTGAAGCTCGCCGAGGTAGAGGACAGTTTCACCTGGACGGAAGTGGGAGAAGATTGTGTGTTCATCCGGATTGGGATAGTACACCGTGAGTGTGTTGGGTGGAACTTTCACTGTGTAGTGAGTGGGTCGAAGTTGGCCATCCTCACATGGAAGTTCGTAACAGAAGGCATCCTTGGGATACGCGTGTTGCACCCGTTGTACCTCCGCGAGGTCCGGCCATGAGGCCACTCTCTCCTCATCGTAGGTGCCCTTATACAATCCCGGAAACTTGGATGTGAAACTCACTTCTTCTTCCCCGTGAGAGCAACCGCAGGATAGGCCTGCACCTCTGTAACCTCCATCTCAATCACCTCCCAGAAGGGAGAGATGGGTGCCTTGTTGTTCTCCGCCCACATGGTGAGGTGACCCTTCAGATCCTTCAACTTCATCCACACCTTGCCACCATCCTCATCCCACTTGGGATCGTTGCCACCGGTGGAGTACTTGCCCGTGCTCATGTCACGCAGTTTGTAGAACTTCATTACCACTTCCTCATCTTCTCGAGTGAATCATCCAACAGTGCCCGAATCCTATCATAATCATGTGGATTCAACATCACTGTATCGTAGTGTCCATACCTCTCGGTTCGCTTAAACACATACTTCACCGCCAACCACAATCGCTTCCACCAAGGAAGCCAGTGATTTAGGGGCACTGAAATGGAGATGTGACCCATCTCCTCATCCACCTCGAATCGCACATTGTGATCGAAGCTTCCACATGAGCACTCAAACCGGTGGAAGTTGTCATTCCGGATGTATGAACCTGAGATTCCTTCTATGCTAGAATTTTGTGATCTCATCTCCAAAGTAATCCTCCAATCTCTCCAGTTCGATCTCCAACTCAGGGCACCGCTCCCACTTGGAACGCTCACGGGACCAGAACTGAAGAATCCGTAGATCGATGCAGCTCATCGTGTGCCCTGCGGGGCAACATCCCACATTGGGCGGATCACCATAATGTAACTCCTTCAAGCGTGAGGGAGTGGAGAGAGGCTCCATCCGATCACCGTTCCAGTGGCGAGATTGCTCCCACCAATTTACTTCCACATCGAACTCTCGCCCACAACCTTGGCAAGCGATCCGTAGAAGTGCAACCTCACGGGCGTATGTGTTGGAACTGGCAGTGGGATGAAACTCGCACCATCGAGGTACACCGTGGGCATCCCACCACAGGGGTGGTTCGGGAATGCGGGAGAGGATATCATCGTAATCGGGAATCATGCCACCTCCATCCTACACCAGGAGTTGATCAGGTTACACTACGTTGGAATTTCATTCAATTCGTCTGAGAAGCACACACCCATTCCATTAGGAGTGAGAACCTTGATCCACTGGGCATGCTTCATGATGTTGGTGGCACGCACCGCAACCACAATCCCAACCTGATGAGGCCCGAAGGGAACATCCTTGTAATCCTTCTCGAGGATCTCGCTCCAAGAAGATTCCTCATCATCCCCAATAAGCATGTCGGGTGGATCGAGGTAAACTCGCGTGCTGGATGTAACAAGTGATCCTACTTTCACGTGTGATCTTACCTCTAAGGGTAAGTATCACTCTACCGGATCAACGTTCCACTCACCTATCCAGCCGAAATTGCCGGTGGGAACGAGCAGCCTCAACCATCCATCCTCTCGTGTTTCCAGAACGATGCCGGTAGAACTACGAGGCCAGGGAGGGCCGAACTCCCCCACGATCTCTCCCACCGCCACAGTGCGTGAGGGATCACGTGGAAAGAGGTAAACTGATTCGTTGTCAAAACTCGGCCGAACGAGCTCTCCGATGTAGAATCGTTTTTGATTTCTTCTTGGGGCCACAGATACATAACTATCCTCACTTTCCCATGCTGAGCATGGTTACTTCCAGATTTGTTGCACGTTGTTCCTCGTTGGGCTCCTCGAAACCCAGAGATTTCAGATGCTCATCCCGAACGATCGCATTGATCTGACAGGAGATGTTGCGGGGAAGGTACACGTTGCCACCTGCTCCCTCGATCGCACTGATGAAATTTACGAGTGAGGTTCCAGACGAAATCGGGCGGGCATCATCCTTTGAACCCCAACCATCGGGAACGAGCCATGCCACGCATCCGCGGTTGATGCCCTGCACACTCCAGGAGGAGTTGCTTCCCGCGAGATCCGCAGGAGTACTGTAGGGGCCATCCCAGGCCACCTTCACGAGGTGGTGAGGCACGTACTTCCCATCCTCCTTGTGTTCACTGTAGGGATCCCCCGCATTGTGCTCATAGGGGGCATCGTTCCAATCATCACCCCACTGCGATTCCAGTGGAACGGAGGTGAACCACGCGAATCGATCACGTGGGCACACGTAGCACAACTTCAGATCCGAGATGTTAACAGATTCATCGTTGATCATTTGGCACCCTTGCTCATCACATCTTTCATTACGTTCATCCTATCGTAATCATCGAGAATCATCGCAGCCTTCAGGGCAGAGGAGGGTTCGAAGGAGTGGATGAACATCTTCGCGAACTTCTGGATCTCGTACTTCGTAACGGGGCGATCCCACCGCTTGAGGGTACCATCCTTCGTGGCCACAAGTGCATCGAACACGGTGTTCACGAATCGATCCTCATCGCTCGAACGGAGTTTGAGGTATGAATGCTTCCTCGCCCACTTCCACACCCGCCACAAAAGATTAGGTTTGCTCCACGCATCGATTCCGATGGCACGTTTCTCCTCCAATTCCCTCCACTCAGGGGCGGTGAGGATAGCATCGGGTGTGAGTGCCACCTTCGCGTTGGTGAGATCGAAGGAAGCGAGAACCTCCTCCGGTGTTCCGTTCACCTTCGTGATGAACTGATAACGGCACCGATCGATCACCACCTCCTGAGCGTAACCGGCCGCGGTGGGCGCGAGGTAGAGGCCCTCACCGAAGCGGGATTTCACTCTAGAGATGGCAGCCCAGGCAGAGGCCTCGTTCGGGAAGAAGAGATCCACATCACCAACGGAACCTCGCCACTTCCAGTTGGAAGCAGCTTTGCCCTCCCAGGGCGGCCGAGGCGGTTCCATCATCATCTCCGTGTACAGTGTGAGGTTTCGCCATCCCTCTCGATCCCGCCACGTAGGATATAGTGTTAACTCATTACGGGAGCGTGCATCGAGAACACCAACCATCCGCGCAAAACCACCGGCAACGTAGCCACCAGCATCCCACGCGGCATTGAACACTTCAACCTGGCGTGAGGTGATGCCGCCACCGATGAGAGCATCAGTGAGCCAGGTGCTTCGCTGCGATTCCAGGTTCAACCCTCTACCTCCACGAATTCGCTGAGATCGATGAGAGCCTCGAGATCACCACCCCGCCTGATGTACTCGGTGCCACCATCTGTGAAGATGGCCTTGCACTCACAC